ATGGCCCAGTTCAACATCGACGCACACCTGAGTGACGGGAAAAGCCTGCAGTGGCTGGCCCTGCCGGACGTTGGCGAACACCCGCTGGACGTTGAGGCGCAGGTACGCCAGGCCGCCATGCAGAAGTTTGGCCAGGCGGTCTACTTCAACCACTGGAGTCGCACGGTGGCCAGCAACGGCTACATCACTGTGACGATGAACGCCTAACCCCACCCCCGCAGCTTGGCGACAGGCTGTAGCGGGCACCCATCAGCACATAGGAGGATGAGATGAGCGAATGGAGAACGATCGACTCGGCGCCCCGCGATGGCACCGAGATCATCTTGCGCAAAGGCGATCGCGTAACGGCAGGGTCGTGGGTTGAGTGGAGCGCTTCGGCGCCTGAGCACAACTCAATTGGCGCGTATCTAGGAGATGTCGAGTATGACGGCGGCGCCTGCTGGGGCTCATGGGATGGCGGCTTCTGTGAAGATGACGAGCCTACCCACTGGATGCCACTCCCGCCGCCCCCGAGCACGCCATGCTAACCGGCCCCGAAGTCCTGATCCTCTGCGCCATCCTCGCAGCGCTGTACATGTGGGATTGGTGGAGAAGGAATTGGAAAGGAGGTGAGTGATGCCATTGCTACGCGACGAGATACGAACAGCGCGCAAGGCACACCCTTGCGGCGCTTACTACTGGTTCGATCGAAGCTGTTACGGCGAGCAGGATGTCGAGCCGGAGGACTGGAAAACGATTGAGGCAGTTCGCGCAGATGGCTGCCAAATCCTGCAAGGCATGAAGCACATATACCAGGTCGGCGTCGATGGTGACGGATTTAGTGAGTTTCGGGCCAGACGGGACATGGACGAGATTTGCCGCAAGTACGATCTCTATCCGGAAGATTAACCCGCACCAAATAACCCCCGCCTGAACCAGCCAGGCCAGACCCCCAGGTCTGCGATAACCGTACGGCGCGCGGTGCTGGTAGCGCCATGAACAAACCGCCGAGCGCAGCGGCCCTTCGGGATACCTGCGACGAGGATCAGCCGGCCAGTGCCTCGATTGCTGAAAAACCCCGGCAGCCATCTACGGGATTTCCCACAGCTTTGCCCGTCGAGATGGCCGAATGGCTCACGTAACGAGCCTGCATCGGAGATGGCTTTGGTGCCAGCATATTCCGGCTGGGATGGTGCTGGCTAAGCGTAGGCAAAACCTATAGGCCAGAGCCATCTACCGATGCAGTGCGGCGTGGCAGCCATAGACACGCAAACAGTAGAAATGCCGGAGCCAGGCGCACCGGGGAAGAAAGTCGTCAGAGGGAGTTCCTTGCGGGCCGAAAGGTCGGGAGCCCTCTTGCGGAGCCACCGCATTGTTAAGGCGCGCCGGAGTGATGCCCGGCCACTGCATCACCCCTTCCATCGCCCATCCGGGCAACCGAGGCATCCACCATGAAGCACTACGGACCCATAGGGCGCCGCGAACAGCCGTGCCCGGATGACAGCGTTTCCGCGAGGATTCAACGATGAAATTCGAGATCGACCTAGATGAATACCTCCTCTCCGTTGAGGTAACCCATTGCGCAGTGGTTGAACCTGACTATCGGTGCCGGGACAGCGCGGACGATTACTACGGCTACAGCGAGCTTGAATTCACCATCACCAGCGGGACCGTCTTCGACGAGGACGGAAACCAAACGGAACTGGGTCGGAATGGCTGCGCAGCGGTTGCCGATGAGCACGCCGAGCGGATTGAAGAGCTGCTGTGGAAGCTGATCGAAGAAGAGCGGAGGGACGCAGCATGAAGACCGAAGACACCATTCGCGAGCACTTCAGACATCTGCGAATCGCCCGGCACGCGGCCACTGCCGACTACCACTGCAACGTGCTGTACGGCTACCTGAAAGCCCTGCGCGACACCGGCCAGATCGAAACGAGCCTTTACCTGCGGATGAACTACGCAGTCACGAAGGCATGGACGCTCAAGACGAAATTCACCGTGAGGACGGCGGCATGAGCAAGGAAGTGAAGCGGTACGGCATGTGCGGATTCGAGTCGGGCATCGTGGAGATGGAAGACGGGCCGTATGTTGACGCGGACGACTACGACGCCCTTCTCGCTGAGCGGGATGCGCTGCGTAACGATCACGGCTCGATGCGAAACGCCCTCAAGAATGCCCGCTACCGGATCGAGCAGGGCCGCGTATGGAACGGCATGGGCTGGACGCTTACTGGCCTTCACGCACACCAACAGCAGAAAGCGCTGGATGAAATTGACGCCGCCCTGCAAGGAGCCCAGCCATGACACGAATCACACGGCTGCAGATCACCGCAGAGATTGACGGAGCGGTATGCCACATCAAATTTCCGGCCGAGTGCCAGGACGTTTTGATCCACATGATCCAGTCCCTATCTGGCGGCTCAATTGAGGCTGTAAAGCTGCCTGATTCATTCCGGTTTGTAACTCTTGGCGAGGCCCTGCAAGGAGAGCAGCCATGACCATCCAACTCAAGGATCTGGTCGGCGCCTTCCTGCTGTATTGCGGAGTGGCGCCGTTGTGCGGCTGGCTCGTTCACGTTGCGCTGATAGGGGGTGTGTGATGGATGACCGCGAACTGTTGGAGCTGGCGGCGAAGGCTGCCGGAACCCCTGGCGAGTGGGGCGAAATCATCGACATCGGCGGCGACAAGGTCGACCTCACTGACGTGTTCTTTGTTAGCGACTTCCCATGGGACCCGCTGGAAGACGATGGCGCTGCGCTGCGGCTGGCGGTGAAGCTGAAACTGATCGTAGAGGTAGGTTCATGCTGGCTCAGCAAGTACGGCCCGGCGTTTGGAGAGGACGTACTGCCAGACCCACTTTCCGCTACTCGCCGTGCAATCGTCCGCGCTGCCGCCGAGATCGGGAGGGCCATGTGATGGCAACCGAATACCAGCGTGCAAAGCGAAAGGCCGTCTACGTGACCTGCTCCGTCATGGCCCTAGTTGTCTTCGCCGTAGTGCAAGGCCTTGCAGATCGAATCACCAACGGGGCGCCACTATGAGAACCCTCCCCCTCCACTACGACACCGGCCCGCACGACCACACCCCATCAGGCCACTCATTCGCAGCGGCGTGGTGGACCCTTACCGGGTTCGGCGTCCTTTCCGCAACGCTCGCTTTCGGCCTCATTGGTGAGGCGGCGATCTTTCACTTCTTCGGGTAACACCAACTACTGATCAGGCTGCGCGAGACGCGGCCAAGGAGAACTCATGTCTACGGAATTGGCCCTTGTGCCGCCAAAGGAAACCGCACTGCAAGTATTCCAGGCTGCGAACGGGCTTGACCCGTACCTGCAGCAGATTCGCGCCGAGATCGACGCCTTCGTGCCGGATGTGTCGACGAAGAAAGGCCGCGACGCCATCGCATCGATTGCCCACAAGGTCGCCCGCTCAAAAACGGCGCTCGACAACGTAGGCAAGGAACTGGTCGCCGAGCTGAAGGAAATCCCGAAGAAGATCGACGCCGAGCGCAAGCGGATGCGCGACACGCTGGACGCCTGGAAGGACGAGGTGCGGGCGCCGCTGAATGAGTGGGAGCAGGCTGAAGCGGATCGGGTGGCACGGCACACCGACCGGATCGACTGGCTGCGCAACCGTGATGACCAGGTAGCCGAGCTGTCGGCAGCGGAGATTCAGGACCGCATCGCTGACACCGAGGCTGTCGAGGTCGGCCCGGATTGGGAAGAGTTCGAAGCCGAAGCGCACCGCGTCAAGGCTGCCACCCTCACCACCCTGCAGCTGGCACTGACCAAGCGCCAAGCATACGAAGCCGAGCAAGCCGAACTCGAACGCCTCCGCACCGAAGCCGCCCAGCGCGAGCAGAAGGAGCGCGAGGAGCGCATCGCCCGCGAAGCCGCCGAGCAAGCCCAGCGCGAAGCAGAGCAGCGCGCACAGGCCGAACGTGACGCAGCCGTACGGCGCGAAGCCGAGGCCAAGGCCGCAGCCGAGCGCCGCGAGCTGGAACTGAAGCTTCAGGCCGAACAGGCAGAACGCGAGAAGCTGGAAGCCCAGCAGCGTGCCGAGCAGGCAGAGCGTGACGCCGCCGAACGCGCCGAGCGCGCAGCAGCAGCCGAACGCCAGCGCCAAGCCGACGAGCAGGTCCGCATTGAGGCTGAAGCTAAGGCGCGAGAAGCAGACATCGCGCACAAGACTGCGGTGCTGACCTCCATCAAAGAGGCCTTCATGGGCGCAGGCATTACCGAAGAACAGGCCAAGGCCATCATCAACATGATCCGCAAGGGCGAAGTGCCCAGCGTGTCGATCACCTATTGAGGCAGCCATGAACGAAGTCGCTAAAGCCCAAGTCACCGCCCTCCCGGCCCGCGTCGAAGGCCCCGCTGCAAACTCCCCGATGGGGATGATGCTGGCAGCCATTCAGCAAGGCGCCACCCTGGAGCAGGTAGAAAAAATGATGGACCTCCAAGAGCGCTGGGAGCGAACTGAAGCCAAGAAGGCATACGACGCTGCCTTTGCAAACTTCAAGGCCGAAGCGGTGCGCATCGTGAAAGGTCGCAAGGTCACGGACGGCCCGTTGAAGAACAAGAGCTATGCCGAGCTGCACGACGTGGTCGACGCGGTAACGCCAGCCCTATCGAAGCACGGCCTGTCGTCTTCGTGGAAGCTGACCCGCGACGAGAAGGACTGGATGGAAGTGACCTGCTACCTGCGCCACGTCGGCGGTCACGAAGAAAGCGTGTCGATGGGCGGACCGCCTGATGCCGGGGGGGCAAAGAACGCCATCCAGGCGCGGGCAAGCACCAAGACCTATCTGGAACGCTACACGCTCAAGGCAATCACCGGCCTCTCCGAACAGGACGATGACGATGACGGAGCAGGCGCGACGTCTGCGCGGGTCATCACCGGCGTTCAACTAATGCGGCTGCAGGGAATCGTTTCGCAATGTAGCGAGGCGGTCATTGAGAAGTTCGGCAAGGACTGGCCGGACCCGTCCCAAATCCCGGCAGGCCAGTTTGACGGCATCGTATCTTCGCTTGAGCGAGCCGCCGCACGACACAAGCAGCGCATGGCAGACGGCATGGGAGGTGAACATGCAGATAATCCGTGACGTAGAGCAGGGGTCGGCCGACTGGCTGGCCCTGCGCCTGGGTATCGTGACCTGCTCCGAGCTGGACTGCCTTCTGGTTAACGGCAAGGGCGAAGCCGGCTTCGGTGCCGGAGCCCTCACCTACATGGACACGCTAATCGGCGAGCGGATCACAGGCGAGGCCGCAGACCCGTTCAGCGGTAACCGCCACACCGAACGAGGGCATGAGCTGGAAGCCGTGGCCCGCGGCCTGTACGAGTCGCGCGAAGAGGTCGCCACGGAACAGGTGGCCATCATCCTGAATCACGGCATCGGCTACTCGCCGGACTCGCTGGTCGGTGCCAGCGGCCTCACCGAGATCAAGACCAAGCTGCCGAAGTTTCAGGTCGGCGTCATCCTGGCCGGCGAGATTCCGAAGGAGCACGTCGCGCAGTGCCAAGGCGGCCTGTGGGTATCGGATCGGGAGTGGATCGACTTCGTGTCCTACTGGCCGGGAATGCCCCTGTTCGTCAAGCGCGCATACCGCGACGAGGCGCTGATTCGCAAGATTAGCGAGCGCGTTTCCACCTTCTACGAGCTGCTCGAAGAGCGCATGAATCGGGTCATGGGCATTGCCGCCTAACCCAACAACCAAGGAGCCAACATGGCCAGAGGAATCAACAAAGTCATCTTGATCGGCAACGTCGGAGGTGACCCGGAAACGCGCTACATGCCCAATGGCAACGCGGTGACGAACATCACCCTTGCCACTACAGACAGCTGGAAGGATAAGCAAACCGGCCAGCTGCAGGAGCGTACCGAGTGGTCACGCATCGTCTTCTTCGGAAAGGTCGCTGAGATCGCTGGTGAGTACCTGCGCAAGGGCAGCCAGTGTTACATCGAAGGCCGGCTGCAGACGCGTGAATGGGAAAAGGACGGCGTGAAGCGCTACACCACAGAGATTGTGGTGGACATGAACGGCACCCTTCAGCTGCTCGGCGGAAAGCCTGACAGCCAGCAGTCTCAGCCACGCCAGCAACAAGCCCAGCGGCCACAGCAGACGCAACGTCAGGCGGACAATTCCATGCCGGACTACGACGACTACGGCATCCAGTACTGATCCACCCCGGGCGCCCAGCGCGCCCTCCTCCCCGGTACACACCCATGCAAGAGTTCAAGTACGACCGCGTGCATACGCCGGCCGCGCACGAGGCTGCGCGCCTGGAAATAGCGCAGAAGATGGCAGCGTTTGAGGCTGCGAACGGGCCAGTCGAAACGCTGCCGATCCGCACCGACGACAAGCGCATTCCATACCGCATCGCCTGCCCGGAGAAGAAGCAGGCAGCGCGAGCCAAGGCCGTGGCGACCAGAAAGGCGCGATCGGTGGCGGCATGAGCAGGACATTGAAAGGCCGGCTTGTCCGGCGCGAGATCAACGGCATCCGCGAAAAGCTCTGCGGCGGATGCGATGAGTGGAAGCCGCTGGACGATGAGCACTTTCAGTTCATCAAGACCACTGGCGTCTGGCAGTGCTACTGCCGGCCGTGTCTGTACGCGAAGGCTGTAGCGCGGGCACAGGCTCGCAGGAAGGCAGCATGACCCGCGACGAATACCTAAGCCGCGCTCATGAGTTCGCACCGCGTGGTGAGCGCCTTCCGCACGCCAGGCTGAACGCTGAAACAGTCCGCGCGATCCGCATCAACCGCCGCGGCCTCACGGCCCGCCAGTGGGCAGAACAGCTCGGCGTTCATCAGCGGACCATCGACAAGGTGCGCGACTACCGCAGCTGGCGGCACGTCGCCTAGGAGGAGAGATGACTTGCGCGAGCCCGCTCGCCGGTAGGAGGCGCACGGAATACCGGCACTGGACGCCGGCAGAGGACGCAACTCTGGCGGAGCTGTACGCCACCAAGCCAATCACCGAGATAGCAGCCCTGATGGGGCGCGGCACCGGCTCGATACACAACCGCGTGTCGAAACTCGGGCTGACGCGACCGGATGAGTTCAAGGAAATCACCGGCTGCGGAAGATTCAAGCCTGGCCACCAGACATGGAACTCTGGCCGCAAAGGATGGCAGGCAGGAGGCCGCGCCAAGGACACACAGTTCAAGCTGGGTCACCGCCCATCGAACACGTGGCGCCCAATCGGAGCGGAGCGCACCGACAAGGGCGGCATCCTCTATCGCAAGGTGGCTGACACCGGCAACAAGCGCACCGATTGGCGCCCGGTCCACGTGATGTTGTGGGAAGAGCACAACGGCCCCGTGCCGGCTGGGCATTTCCTCGTCTTCAAGGACAGGAACCCCTCCAACATCGCCATCGACAACCTAGAACTGGTCACCCGCGCAGAGAACATGCGCCGCAATTCAATCGACCGCTATCCGCCCGAATATCGCCAGGCCGCCATAACGCTCGGCTGGTTCAAGCGGAAGCTCAACAAACTGGAGCAGCACAATGAACAACCTCAGTGATCTGCGCGCCATCCTCGGCAAGACGATGGAGGGCGTGCTGGCCGGCACCTACTCGATTGAACAAGCGAAGGCTGTAGCCCAGGTCGCGGCCGAAGTGAACGCCACGGCGCGCCTTGAGGTAGACATGGCCCGCGCTACCGATGGCGATTTCCGAGGATCTGGCTTCATTGACGTCGAGCCCCGCATTGCTCCGCGTGAGCCTCTTCGGAGGATCGCCCCGTGACTGATCGCACCTACACCATCACCGTAACCGAGCGCCAGGCCGCCGAGCTGCAAGAGGCCTGCGAGCTACTGGCGCGCATCAAGATCGGCCAGATCGACCACGCCATTGAGCGGCTGCCGGGCTTCTACGACCGGCGCGACTGGGAGCAGGTCCACGCCACGCGGCACGAGATCCAGCGCCTTGCCAACACGCTGATGCCAGAAGCCACAAAGCGCCGAGAGGATGGCGTTGCGTGGGACTTGTATCAGGTCATCCGGCATCGCCTTTCATGGGATCGCGCGCATGACCAAGGCGTCATTCAGCCAGGCGAGCCGCGTAAATGGCCCGAGATGATGGGCGTCTGCTACGACGAGCCGCTGGCAATGAGCGGGCTGCCGCTTGCGACGATTGTGGAGCAACCAACATGACCCGTGAAGAGGCTTACGACCAGGTGGCCAAGATCGCAGCTGAGCACGCCCTGATTGCTCAAGGATTCGGCGGCGTCCTGACCATTGTTCACCCAGCGACACAAAGGGAGCACGGTATCGAAGAGAAGTGCCTGTTTATGGCAGGACACATTGATAGCCCGACGCCACGAGAGCCCGAGGCCGCGCCAGTGCAAGTTGCGCAAGCCAGCCAAGGCGACCTGTTTACAGGCTGAACTGAACGACTCGAGAATCTGGAGCAAGGTATGAACGACACACTGAAGGTAGCCGGCCGCATCGGCGCTGAGCTGGGGGCTGCGAAGGCGGAGAACGATAGGCTGCGCGGGTTGTTGCAGCAGGTGGTCGATTGCCAAGCCGAACACTACGGCGATGGCTGCGGCCTGCACCTTTCCATGATCACGCTGGCTGGACGGATTAAGGACGCCCTATCCCAGCAGCCCGAGCCCACCGACACCTACACCGCCGTCGACATGGCCACAGCCGCAGCGCAGGGGTTCAGGGATGGGCAGGCGGCAGTAGAGCATCAGTCACTCAATGAGTGGTTTGCATCGCTAGAGCCGGGACGTCAAGCCGTGCTGCGAGAAGACAAGTGGATGCTGGCCAACGCTGCGTTTGAAGCTGGCTGCGCCACCCGCCCCGCGCAGACCGAGCAGCAGCCGCAGGACGAGATTCCGAAGCCAGACGGATGGGTTGCGGCTGGCCGTTTCTTTGCTGACCGCGACGAAGCCATCGCAGCAGCGGAGAAGACCCCGTGCGTCGATGTCTACCTTCGGCCTTCGCTGCTTACCGTCTTGGCCAGAAGCGCAGTGACCGCCGAGCGGGATAGGCTGCTGCAGGAGAAAGGCGACCCTGCCGGCAGCTTCGAGAAGTGCATGCAGGCAATGCGCGACCGCGACGAGCACGCCAGGACTATCGACCGGCTCCGCGCCGAGGTCGAGCGGCTGCGCCGGCAGCTGCAAACGGCACACAGCTTCATCGAGAGCACCGAAGCATTTGGAAGCGCTGCTGCGAGTGGAATCCTTGAGTGTGCCGGCGCGGTCTGGAATATCGATGAGTCCAAGGCGCTGATCGCCGCCATGGCTGCGAAGGAGGCGTGATATGCACAACTACCTGATGCGCTGGCTTTTCGCGCCTGCAAAGTGGTGGCAATTCTGGAAGCCACAATCAGGGGCGCAAGGCGGCTTGCTTTTCGGATTACTGTTGGCCGCACTGCTCGCGCTTATTGCGCTGACCAGCACCCCCTAACCCCACCCAAACACACAGCCTGCCGGCGAGAGTCGGCGGGGAGGTAGAGACATGTTCGCTGAATCTGAAATGAAGGAGATCATGCGCAAGGCCAACGAGGCAGAAACCGCGTATCGCCTTGAGCAATCACGGAAGCTCGACGAGGCCCTAGCCTACGTGGCTACGCTCGTCAGCCCCCGCAAACTGCAGCACATCAAGGAGTACATAGCAGAGTCCGAGATCACCAGCGACTTTGAGATCACCGAAACCCACGGCGGCCACAAGGAAGATTGCACTGGTTACGCCTTTCGCTACGCCTACATCGACCAGCGCGCCGGCTATCTGGACGACGACTTAAGCGGGGAAATCTGGATCCCGCTGCCGAAAGGCAAGTTCCTGAAATTCCATTTCGCGATGTAGTCGCCACAGGAGATAGACATGCACACAGACAAGGCGATAGCAGAGTTCGAGGCGTGGTGGGACAGGCAGCCTCACCGCGAGCAGTTCGATGATTTGAAGCAGCAGTTCTGCAACGTGGCGGTGGCGTTCTACCAGAAGGGGCGGGAGGACATGGTGGTTGAGCTGCCGCAATGCGATCCGGACGAAGTTGTCCGCTACGGCACAGCTCTGGACGACTGCCGCGCCGCCATCGAAGCAGCCGGCGTAACGGTGAGGGGGTGAGAGATGGGCGCACGAAAGAATCCGCAGCCAATCGAAGGCCTGCCGGTCGACAAGGTGTACGAAAGGAAGTTGGCCGAACTGATCGGCACGACGCCGAAGGCCCTGGAAAGGAAGCGCCAGCGCGGGGTGTTGCCGCACGGCGTATGGGAGAAAGTTGACGGCTGTATCATGTACAGCCTGGAGAGGTACAACGAATGGGCAGAAAAGCAGTGGGGATCCCCCAGGGCGTCGAAATCGCCGGAAGCTCCGTCCGCATCCGATTCACATGGAAGAAAGAGCGACGCTGCGAAACGCTCCCCTATCCTCAGACGCCCAAGGGATTTGCAGCAGCAGCAGGTTTACGTGCTCAGGTAACCCAGCTGATCAAGCTCGGCATGCTCACGGACGACAAGTATGCCGAGCTGTTCCCGAACTCCCGCTACACCCTCGCCCGCATCACGCCGACCTTCGGCAACTTCACGCAGACCTGGCTCGACAGCAAGCACATCGGCTTTCACACCCGGCGCAACTACCTGCGCGTGCTCAACAAGTACTGGATGCCGCATTGGGCGGACCGGAGGCTGGACGAGATCTATCCGTCTGACGTGCGCGCGCTGATGAGCCGGCAGGGCTGGAACTCCATCACCGACCGCAACGCCGCGGTGCAGGCGGCCAAGGCCATCTTCGCCGCCGCAGTGCTGGACGGCATCATCGCGGAGAACCCGATGCGCTCGGTTGAGCGGGCTCGCGCTCCTGAACGAGACATCGACCCGTTCACTCCGGCCGAGCGTGACGCGATCCTGGCCGACCTCTACGCGCACCAGACCGGCGCCAGGCTGACCTATGCGTCGTTCTTCAAGCTGGCCTTCTACACCGGCATGCGGACTGGCGAGCAGCTGTCATTGCGCTGGGCTGACATTGACCTGCCTGGCCGATCGATTCGCGTGCGCGCCACCCTAGAAAAGGGTGAGGTGCGCGAGAACACCAAGACCAAGCGCGCGCGCAAGGTGCTACTCGTCGACCAGGCTGTCGAGGCGCTGCGGGAGATGCAGCAGCTCACCGGAGACGGCGAGTTCGTCTTTGCGCCCACCAGCGGCAAGGATGGGCACATCACCAACGTCGTGAGCACCGCCTATCATCTGAAGCAGAGCATGAAGCGGCTGGGCATTCGTCCGCGCCGGCAGTACGATACCCGGCACACCTATGCGACCGTCTGCCTGTCCGCTGGTATGGCGCCGGCCTTCATCGCGCAGCAGCTCGGCAACAGCATCCAGACGCTGCTCAAGCACTACGCGAAATGGATCAACTCGAGCGCCGACTGGGCCGAGCTGGACAAGCTGAAAATGCCGAATCGGTACGAAATTGGTACGGCGAGCCAAAGCGAAGCGACTGAGCCCGCGCAGCAGTAG